GCGCAGAGGAGGGAAAGGGCCCCATTGTGCTCATCGCCGGCACAGCGGGGGACGTGCGCGTCGTCATGGTCGAGGGGCCGAGCGGAATCCTCGCGACGGCTCGGCCTGGCTTCGTTCCGAAGTGGGAACCGTCAATTGGGGACGGCGGATTGCTCACGTGGCCTAACGGGGTGCTGGGCCTGGCGTTCGGTTCCGAGGCGGGGAGCAGGGTCCGCGGGAAAGGGATTCAGACTTGCTGGTGCGACGACCTGAGCATCTGGTCCAGGACGCGCGCACGGCTGACCTTCATGCAGGCATACCTTGGACTTCGCGAGGGCGACGGCCGCATGGTCGTGACCTACAACCCAGACGAGGACTTGGACATCCTCGTGTGGCTAATGGAGGATACCAAGATCGCAACTGTCCGCACGCACAGCACGGCGGAGGACAACCTAGAAAACCTCACGCTGGCCATGCTCGACAAGAAGGTGGCGCTAGAGGGGATGGACGAGCTTATACCAGACTGGGCGGGAGGTCGGCTCAACAAAGACGATCGCTCCCCGTTCCACGGGCTGAAGTTTGACGCGCCACCGATTCGCGTTGGACTTGTCGACCGAAGCACCTTCGAAGAGGTGGTCGTCGTGGTCGACCCATCCGAAGGGGCTCGCCCCACGAGCGACGAGGCCGGCATCCTGGTAATGGCGCGCGACAACGCGGGACATGTCTACGTGCTCGAGGATCAGTCAGGCTGCGTTGACCCGGAGATTTGGGGGGACCGCGCGATATCGCTGGCAGCGGGGTGGCAGGCTGACTGCTTCGTCGCCGAGACGAACCGCGGTCTAGCGCAGGTCAAGGCGAACCTTACCGCGAGCTACTATCGCGACCGCGCAGCGAACGGGCAGCAGGGACTCGGTGCTCTCCCGCCCATCGTTGGAGTCTGTGCGATGAACGGGAAGACCTTGCGCGCCTTGCCAGTGCGCACGCTGTACGTGGAGGGGCGGCTGCATCACGTTCCGCGGTTGCCCGAGCTCGAGGCGCAGATGCGAAAGTGGAATCCATTGGGCCCGAAGAAGCCACGCCAGGACGACCGAATTGACGCCCTTGTGCACGGCGCGACGCATTTGGCAGGTCTCAACGATGATAAAAAGAAGCCGGTTCCACGCGGTAATTTCCGCATGCCTGGGATGGTCTGAAAGTTTATCCCCCAGTTGACCCCGTCTAGCCCCACGAGGCATCGGCGTAGGTAGTAGGAGGAAACGAAGGGCGTCCCCCACCCCTGGCGCCACGCTTCTGCTTCGGTTCCTCCTCCCCTCTACCGCGTGGAATACGGCACCCTCAACCAACGGCACCCGGAGTGCACTCCCGAGCTCTTCGCGCGTTACGATGCACTCTATCGTGGAGGCCAGACGTTTCGCGGGCGAGTGAGAGAGTTCCTCGAGCAGAACCCGCTCGAGGCCTCCGACGTCTACGCGATGCGGTTGAAGACGGCCGGCTATCGGTCCTACGTCGGGCCGATCTGCGATTTCTTCGGCGCGGAGCTCTTCGGTGCGCCCTTCTCGATTCGCTCGGGGACCGACGGCGAAACAGAAGCACCGGACGCGTTCTATGCGTCGTTTCGCGAGGACGTGGACACCACAGGCACCGACCTAGCCGGGTTCCTCAAGGCGCGCTTCCTGACAGCTTTGGTGAAGCGCTCGGCGTGGTGGGTGGCCGAGCTTCCCGACGACGGAGAGAAGCCCCCGGCCAACCGGCTCGAGTGGGAGACGCGCAACCTCGGCCGAGCCCGCATCCTGCCCGTGGAGCCCGACGACGTCCTAGACTGGGAGGTCGACGAGGCCGGCGTGCGGCAGTGGGCCATTACGCACACCAAGAAGGTGCGACGCGACAACCCGCGCGAGAAACGCGTCCTCACGACGGAGACGTGGAAGCTCTACGACACGACGGACGTCGAGACGTTCGAAATCACCTACGACGCCAAGCGCCGCAGGCTTCAGGAGCACGACGTCATCCCGAGCCAAGGGCGCCGCCCTCACGGATTCCTCCGTGTGCCGCTGGTCGAGATGCGGCTGCCCGAGGGACTGTGGCTCCTGGACCGAGCAAGCGATGCCCAGATCGAGCACTTCCGGCTGTCGGCAGCGCTTTCGTGGGCGATCCGGCGAACCTGCTACCCCCTTGGAGTTTTCAACTCCGAGGATGGGACGGCACCCAAAACGGGACCGGGGCTGGTCACCACGATCGGGAAGGACGAGAAATTTGATTGGGTCTCGCCCCCCTCCGACTCGTTCGAGGTCCTACAAAAGGAAATCGACCAGCAGCGCACCGAAATCTACCGCGTCTGCCAACAGATGGCCGCGGCCATGAACACCTCCGCGGCAGCTCTTGACCGTAGCGGCGACTCCAAGGCGGCGGACATGGCGGCGACCGAAGTGTGCCTAGTGGCCTACGCCGACGTCGTGAAGGGTGCCGCGGAGGATACTTTCGAATTGGTGAGCGACGCTCGCGGCGACGTGAGGCTCAAGTTTAGCGTCGAGGGCATGAGTCAGTTCAACCTCGACAACCGCACGGGCGAGGTGCACAACTGCAAGGTCGCGCACGACCTCCGAATTGACAGTCCGACACTGAACGCAGAGCTCGAGTACAAAGTCGCGGAGCTGCTGCTGCCAGACGTGTCGCAGCAGACGAAGGACAAGATCCGCGAAGAGCTGCTCGAGGCTTCGAAGAAGCCCAAGCCCGCGCCAGTCGTAGCGCCTCCGCCAGGTTCCCCACCCCAGACTTCGCCGGCTCAACCCGGCGCTGACCAGAAAACCCAACCCACGGCAGCCTGACCGCTGCTGCACATCACGTCCGCTAGGCAGGCGGACGAGAGGACGCCCATGCCCCCCGATCCGATTGTTCCCGCAGCTCCCGCCGCAGATCTGTTCACGCAGGCGCAAGCCGATGCAATGAACGCGGCCATCGCCGCACATCTCGGCCGCGCGCTCCCGAAGGCGCTCGAGGGTGCCCTCGCTCCGCACCTCTCCAAGCTTGCGGCTCCTGCGCCTGCGGCAGCAGCCGACGAGAAGGACCCCGAGAAGCGCTTCGCTGCTCTCCAGGCCTCGCACAACAAGCTGCTTACGGACCTTGCCGAAGGACGCCAGAAGGCGCGCGATACTGCCGCACGCGACGCGCTGAAGAAGAGCCTTTTGGCTCACGTGAAACCGGAGCTGGTGGACCTGGCGACGGATCATCTCTTCCACGTGAACAAGGTGGTCACCGCGCATGAGGACGGTAGCGTCACCTTCAGTCACGAGCAGGTGCCGCACGGGCTCGCGGAAGGCGTCGCCGCGTGGGCGAAGACCGAGCACGCAAAGGTTTTTCTGCCGCCTCCCTCCGCTTCGCAGCGCAGCCGACCGGCTACGCGATCTCCGGTCGCTGGTCCCGAGGGTGGCGAGAAGCCGGTATCGCAGATGAGCAAGATCGAGCTTGCGGAAAAGACCTACCGCGACATCCAGGCGCTTCAACACTCCAAACCCTGACACCAACGGCTGACCTCCGCGTCAGCACACGAAGGCCAACATGGCAGACACACTGCTGACGCAGAGTCTCATTACCGTCGCGCAGAACTACCGCGGCGACGTCGTTCGACAGATCAACCGTATCGCGCCCACCCTGGCGCTGATGGCCCCCACGTTTTTCCCTGGCGAAGGCCCGAATATCGCGTGGGTGGCGTCGTCCTCCGGAGCGATCGCAGAGACCTTCGCAGAAGGCGCGGACGTCGCCAACTTCGGGTCGGACTCGCAGATTCCGGCAACGATCCCGTGGGCCCGCTACCGCTCCAACTACCACGTGTCTGGTAGTGCAATTGCGGTGGCGAAGCGCAGCCGTTCCCCGCTGTCTAACATCCAACTTTGGGCTGAGCAGTACGTCAGCGCAACGGAGGTGCTCGCCAAGATGCTTGGCGCGGACATCTTCACCGGAGCGGGCATCGGAAGTAACGCGTTGACTGGCCTCGACTCCGCGATCGGGTCGCAGAGCAACACCTACGCTGGGATCGTGCGCTCTGGGAATCCTCCTCTTTCGGGTGGCGTCCCGTCGACGAGCGGGAACGATTTCTGGTCACCGTATCTGTACGACGCGAGTACTAACCCTGGCGCAGGTGCGGACACGGACGGTACTGCGAAGCAGTCGCTCACGCAGTCCGCAATCCGGTATGACCAGGCGCAGATCGCCTTGGCGTGCGGCGAGAAGCCGGACCTTGCGATCGTTGGGCTGAACACATTCAACTGGCTTCGCTCGCTCTTCGACCCTCAGATGTTCTACATGATGAGCACGGAACCGACGACGAACCGCGTCGTGGGCGTGCCGGTTAACTCGGGCCCGACTGCTGGAGGTGGCATTACCACGATTCAGCTCGATGCGGGGGTTGGCCGCGTGCATTTTGATGGCACCTACTTCGTGGCGGACCCGTGGTGCCCGGCCGGGACCATCTACTATATCAACACCAAATATTGGAAGATGGAGGCACTCGAGGGTGTCGCCTCTCTCGACATGTTCCCCACCGACGACGAGGCGATGGCTACGTCGTCCCTCTTCGATGGGTACAACGAGATCCCGTTCTCGTTGGTGCTCCAACTTCTCGCCATCACGGGTGATTCTTTCAAGGCCATGCTCAAGACGTATCCACAGATGGCCATCACGCGCCCGAATGCATTCGGTAAGCGCATCAACATCACGCAAACGGGTTGACAGATGGCGAACGTTGTTCGTGACGTCCTGACGCTTAAAGCGGCAGAATCCGTCTACACCTTGCAGCTGATCCGCGCGGACCTGCTCAAGATGCACGCTGGGAAGATCCTTCACGCGGACGCGGTGCCTGCTGCCGCGAACTCCACGCCGGCAGCCTCGAGCCTGCCCACCTCCGTGACCCTCGCGAACAGCCTCTACGTGACCTACGTTGCGCATGTTGCCTCCTCGTGCGACCAGACCTATAGGGGCCCGAAGAGCGGGCAGGGGGCACACGTTGCGGCCGACGCAACGAACGCTCTCTCTAGCGGCCTGACCTATCCGTGTGTCGTTCTCGCCGATGTTGAAGCGATGGCGAACGCCATCAAAACCGGCTGGAACGCACATTGTGCCTCGACTGGGGCGACGGGTAGCGGAAGCCACCCAATAGCCGACACAGTGAACACCGTATCGGCGGCGGCGGCGGTGGACCAGGGCACGAGCGACACGCTTCTGAACGCGCTTCAGACGGCGATAAACGCACACGTAGCATTAGCCTTCGTGCATCAGGCGTTGCAGGTTGGCGCTCCCTGATGGCCTTCACCACCGCGCAGCTCGCTCAGATTCGCAGCTACCTCGGATATCCTAGCGTATGGCTCTTTCTGGATCCGCGACTCGAGGGGACTATGCAGGTGGTAGGCAACGATCCGGATGCCAGCGGCATTACGGTTACGATCCTTGGCAACCTCGCGGAAATTGACGCCGCGTTGATGGGGACAGCGGTCCCATCGGCCGGCGTCCACGCCCTTTCGGGCGTAGACGTCGAGTTGTTTGAGGGCAAGCAGAAACAGGAGCTCTGCGACCATGGCCGCATGTGGTGCTCGCGCCTCTCCTCGCTCTTCGGGGTGCCCCTCGCGGGGGACGTCTACGGGCGAGGGGGCAGCGGCGGCTTCGGCTGGGCGAAGGGCCAACGTTCCACACTCGCGGGGCTCGGGTGAGTAACCTCGTGGCCCTCTACAGGCCGCTGCTCTCCAAGTGGCGCGGGCTCGTCTCGGATGCTGGCCTTCGGCCGTTCACGGTTACGGTACGCGTCACCTCCTGGACCTCCGCGATTCCGATGGTCGGCGGCGGCAAGACCTACGTCGACACCCCCATCCTCGAGGGGGGCGGCAACCCCAAGGTGCGGCAGGTGACGCAGCGCCAGATCCTCGCCTCCGGCGGCCTCTATGAGGACAGGGACCTCCGCATCGGGCCCCTGACCCCGGTCTTCGCTGGCGGCGGCTTCGACCCGACGATCCTGGACCCGACGCCTGGCGCGACTCCGGCCGAGATCACGTTCCTCATCACGGGGCCCGGAACGTCACCAAGCGGCGACTGGCACAAAGAAATCGCGCGGTATTTGGCCGAGAACTTCGGGTACTGGTTCACCGTTCGGAAGACTGGGGAGACCGGTGTTTGATGTCCACGCGGTCGTTCTCGGCGCAAAGGATGTGCTGCTCGAGTTCGTTGGCGCTGGTTCTCCGTTGGATCGAGCCATCGAGCGAGGACTGGACAAGGCGGCTGCGCTTGGCCTTTCCGCCGCTCGCGGTCGGGCGAACCCCCAATGGTCCGGGGTTATCGAGGTCCGCGGCTCCACTGGACGGAGGGTCATCACGTGGTCTCGGGATCGTTGGTACCTCAACTTCGTTGAAAACGGGAGAAGTGCCTTCGGCGTTGGAGGCACGGCCCGCGTTGACTACCGCCGAGGTGGCCGACGGGAGGGGAACTATCGAAGCCATTCCGCCGCCAAGGTCCTGCACTTCGTGGTGAACGGGCAGGACGTCTTCACGCGCCACGTCGGGCCCATTGTGGCGCACCCTTTCATGGGCCCCGCCGAAGAGCTCGTCGAAAGCAAGATCGCACAGATTCTCACCGACGAAGTGAACGCCTCACGTGTCTAATCCCGAGTACGTCTCGCTTCAGTTCGGTGGGCTTGCTACGCCGCTCACCGCCTCCACGGCGAACCCGCTCCTGCAGGACGCGGACCCGGCCCTGTGGACGGTGCTGCAGTTCTATCAGGCGATCATCCCGATCCACCTGGGCGCCCGTTGGGATGCAGAGTTCACCATGGCGGGGCTGACACAATTCGTGGGAAACGCCTCGAGCGGGCAGCACAAGAGCACGGCGCTTGCCCTCCCCTACGACCCGGTCCCGTTCCTCCAGTCGACCCAGCTACTACCACCGCTGCTCGCGGTGTTCCCCGCCGAAGAGACGTTCAGCGAGCACACTCGCAACTGGGTGCAGAGCGCGCAGCAGTGGAAGGCGTTTTGGGTTCTTCCGCCGCTCGTCGTCGATCAATACTACTCACTGTCTCCGTTCCTGCGCGCTGCCGCAAAGGTGCTCGCGGAGCGAACCGAGGGCGGGCACGATCCGGGCTGGAACTCGGATGCGAACATCGTCACCCTCGGTACGATCGCCTACATCGGCGTGACGAGGGCGAGGTACGGGAATATTCCGAAGCTCACGTCGGAGCTGCTGTTTCCCACGCTAGAGCTCGAACTGGAAGTGCGTGAGCAGAAGAGCCCAACCTCTCAAGCTGCTGGGCAAACAGCGCTCGCCGGCGACGATGCCACGATCAACGTCACAGACTCAACGGGCACAGAGACCCTGTTGCAGACCTCTACCCAATTCGGAACCTGACATGACAAAACAAGTGTTGCGCGTCCGCGCAGCGGGGACCGCGTTGGTGCCCGACTACGAGGCGCAGGAAGACGGCGTGTTGCGTTACGTGAACCGACGCCGGGACCCGTCACTGGGCCACGTGGACCCCAAGACGAAACAGCCGTCCGGTGCGTGGGTACCGCATGATACGCACTCGGAGGTGCCGTTCCGCGCGGAGTATCTCCAGGAGCTCAAGGCCGGCACGTTGCTGTCGGCGGACGCGGAGACCGCAAAGCTTGCAGGCGTCCCATTCACGGTTGCGGCGGAGGTGACCAATGGCTGATATTTCAATCACCGGACTGGCCGCAAACGATCCGGTTCCCGGCGAATACAACGACATCCTCTTCGCGCAGGGGCCCGCCTCGGGCGGCACGGCCACGTACGCCGCGATCCTTGTTGGCGGCATGCTCTCGACGGGTAACGCGAGCGCGGCCACCGTCTACGGTCCAGCAACTCCGGTAACCCTGGCCTCGGAGGCCGACGCGATCGGGCTCTTCGGTGCCGGATCTGAGCTGCACCGGATGTTCGTGCGCTTCACGACGGTGAACCAAGTGACGCCCCTCTTCGCGATCGCAGTCGCAGAGGGAGGCTCCGCGGCGGCATCCACGGGAACGATTACTCTCACGACCGCCTCGACGGGCGC